AGAAGTGTCCTTAGCGTTGTTTGTAGTGTCTAGACTGTTTAAATTGCTTTGAGTAGAACTACCTCCACTGATACCTGACCCACCACTTGTTGAAGTTATATTATTTGCCATATTTATCTATTATCCCATCTTGCCTTTGTTCCTCTTATATCGTAGTGAACAAATGTGTTATACAATCCTAAACCTCCCTCTCTTATTGCTCCCTCTTCAATTAACGCTTCTATTATTTCATACAATTCAATAGGAGAAATATCTTCTATGCTAATATCACAAGCCTTTCCGTATGTATGCTGAGAGGTGTCTTTACTACCTATTATTCTATTGTGCCTTATTGAACGATAACCACTATTTATTTTCATAGGTTTACCTATAAAATCACGAACAACTTGAATATTCTTAGCTAATTCTTTTATATTGTCATAGACACAATGAGGCATTATTTCGCCATCTTTTGAGTCAAATTCTGATTTGCTAAAGTTTTTTGTCATTTTTCTTTATCATTAAAAACCACTTAGTCAAAGTATATCCTATCGTTACCAATAATAATACAATCTTCAATGCTAAATCAATATTACTCATGCTTATTGTAAGAGATAGTGAACTAAATAAGTATATTTTAATATCTGTGAAACTCATAGTTTAGATTTTGTCTCTTTGGTAGTTACCACCTAAAACTCTTGTGTTGCCCTCTCCACTTATATTTACTGCGTATGTTTTCCATCCGTAAGGATGCTTGTAAATTGGTTCTTCTTGCGTTCCCTCGTTCTCTAAGTAGTCCCAAATAACATCAAGTTGGTATTTATCAGAAAACTGTGCTTCTAATTCTCCGTCCTCGTTTACCACTTCAGCAATCTTTTCAGCCTTTAAACCAAATATTGCGTTATTGTTTGGATTCTCTTCCGTTGACTTTATACTCTCAGCCATTTCCTGTGCCTTTTCAAGGCTTGGGAATAAATATTTTCCGTGTTTCATTATGATATTTTTATAGATTTTATTTGACCTCTGAAAGAGCCAAAAGGTGGTGTACTAAGGCTTAATTGGCTAAATGTAAAATTTCTAGGCTCTGTATTTAAAATATTGGTTGTGGCTGCAACACCATCAACAAATAAATCTAAAACATTATTAGAAAAAACTAATTTAAAATCGTGCCAATCAAAAACACTTAAAACCGTTATAAAAGATTCGTTATTGTTTACATTATTGGATAAATAATTTGCTCTAAACACTGTATTTGTTTCACCAAATATTCTAACTGAGTTTGCGCCGTCTCCATTTGAAACCGAAATGTAATCGTTTAAATATGAAAATTTAGCAGTAAACTCTAAAGTAAAATTACTACTATCAATGTACTGACTAATATCTCCTGTTTGAATACTGTCATCTGATAATCTTATTGCAGTTGCTCCGTTTGTTGGAATATTAGAACTAGGTTTAATACCTATTTCTGTCTGAGCTTCATAAAATAAAAAATCCCCATCAGAACCACCTATTAAAAACTGCGTATTAGTAAATAAACCAACATTACGTGTGGTGTAATATCTTGCCCAATCATTAGTGATATTGAAATCTTGAAAAACTAAATTTCCATCATCACTACGTTGAATTAATCTTACATTTGTAGCTCCTTTTGACTTTAGCCAGACGGAAGAACAAACATCATCGTTATTATTAAATCCTGATAAATTTACGTTAATATTATTAGTTCTAAAAGAAACACCTGTAGCACCAGAAACAGTACTTGCGTTAACACTACCATCAGGACTAATATCTGTATCAAGAGTAACTGTTGCAGTTCCGTTGTTTTCCCAATTTGGAGATGTCGGGGAATTACTATACTCAATTAAATTCTCCGCTTGTTGTTCTGCTAAAAGAACAGGACACCCTCCATCAGTATAATCCATTCTAGGAACATTGTCTCCCATAACCTCTATCAAACCATCTTCATTTATCCTTGTAGCACTTGAAGCTCTACTAATAGATAAATCTGCTGCATCTACATTTGGTATTGCAGTGTATGTTTTACCTGCTTTGTATGCACTTGGTGTGTATTGAAACTTAACACTCATAATTTTATATTTTTATATTTATTCTTGAACTACACATTCAAGGGATTCAACAATTCCTCCATCAACTAAAACTCTATCTCTAAACAATGTAGAGTTTCTATAACCTCCAATATAGGCTATACCACTAGCAATCCAAGCATCAAAGTCAGGAAAGAAGTTAGCAAAAGCAGTTTCTTTTGAGGTTAGCGTTATATTATACCCATTAAAATCTCCCATTTCTTTTCCTGTAGCAGAATTACCCTCAGTAACATCTACTCCATTCTCAAGACCAACAAGCATTATATTGTTTCTAAAGTCCTCTACAAACACATAAGGAGTTGAGTATATCATTCTCTTTATTTCTTCGTTATCTTCTTTTGTAAGACCTGTGAACTCTACTGTTAATACTTGCTCAAAAAATGTTGTGCCATTCTCTTTTGAAGATGTTATGTTTTGTGTTAACTCTGCGTTACTCCTTATATCGTATCTAAATAGAACTACACTTGGAGCAGGTAGGTTTTGATTTATAGATAGAATGGTTTCTCCATCCGTGTCATAGGTAACATCTTTTATAACATCGTAATTAACGAAATAAAGGCTTCTTACACCTCCAACCGCATCCTTACAAGGCTTTAGCCTACCTGAATTTAAAAGACATGCCATATTATTGTTTTTTAGTTTTTTCTTTGTCTTGCTTACTTAAAAAAGCCTTTAGTTTATTCTGATTGCTCAGCTTAGGCTTGTACGTTGTTATCTTAGATTCCATGAATTATATGTTACATGTTGGTCAGGATTTATATCCTCGTTTGTGTTAGTGTAATACTCAGGGTATCTGTTTCTTGTTCCGTTACTACAAAGGTACTCTATAAGCCTATTTGAGTAGTAATCAGCGTAGTTCTTGTGTTTTCCAACAAGGTAGTCCACTTCTTCTTTTGGAACAGTCTCAGAGGTCTCTATTCGATGCTTGTATATCCCTGCGTTACTAATACTATAAGACGCAAAACCTAAATACTCAACCATTCCAAAATGTATAAGTATAGGCTTTATGTAATCGTCAACTAATAACTCATAATCTCCTGTTAGAGTACTTGCTATTATGTCTGAAGATATTTTGTTATACAAATCAGTTCCAAGAAGATTCTGTACATGTATCTCTTGAGCAATCTCAACAAACTGTAGAAACTTATTTGAATCTACACTTCCTGATAAAGATGTCTTCTTTACTATGTCTTCTGTTTTTATGAATAATGCTTTTGCCATATTATATGTCTTCTTCTGTTACAGATTCGCTATTAGATGATTTCTGACCTGTTTGTTGCTCTATCTCTTCTTCCGTGATAGCATTGGTCAAATCAGTAAATTCAAGAGGTTGTAGCGTCTTAAAATAGAGTTCCTTGCCCTCATATCCATTAAAGTCTAATATCCTCTCAAAAGCGTCTAATATAGTTGTCTGATAAGGTCTTATAACTATGTTGTCCATGAGAGTAGAAGCAGTCTGTAATTCTTCTGCGTTATTACCTAAACCCGTTTGTTCTTTTATACCAACTATCATTCCTGATACTATCCTGTGAGAAACCATTATTTTGTTTCTTGCTTCGTCTGCTAGGAATTGATACTGTTCTGCTGCGTCTGACAAAACTACAGGTTCTATTGAGGCTGCTAATTCTTTACTGTCATTAAAAGCTATAATCGCTCTTCCTGCATTTGTAGAGCCACTAAACTTAGTATTTACTTCATCCTCTACTCTTTTTCTATCTTGCTCAGAAGGAACTCCATTATTGAAGTTTATAAGCATACTTGGAGCAAGTCCGTTTTGTATATTACTTAAATGGTAGTTTGCTATCTCTTCTTCTAACTCAGCGTATTGAATACCTCCTTGATAAGATACAGGAGAGTAGTAAAAGTACCCTGAACGATAAGGCTTTATGAATAATATTTCCATTTGCTTACCATTACCACATCCAAATGCAGGGTATCTAACAGGAGCGTTCTTTCCTGACCTTGTTGCTTCTTCCCAATTAGGAGAGTAGTAATATCCCTTTATAACTCCATTAGAAGCCTTCTCTGCCCTTAAAGTCTCCACGGGCATATGTACCACAGGCATTATCTCATTCCCTGCCTTAGAATAGATGATTTGACAAGCAGCGCCACCAAGATTATAAAAGTCATGGCATATTCTTCTTGCGTCATCTTTTGGGAATTGTTTCTTTATGTAATCTGATACACCACTTTCCTCTTCTTCGTAACATTCTATACCTTTTCCGTATATCATTTCAACGATACCATTTATAGCAGCGTTATTCGTAGCACTACCATTGTATCTGTTTATAAGGTATTGGTAGTAATCATTATCTTCTCCGTATTCAATCCAATCTTGACCTGCAACTTCCGATACATCAGGTCTTGTGTAAGATGACATTTCAATTACATGGATAGCTCCAATGTCTTTCTTCTTCTGATTGTTATGCTTTCTTCTACTCATATTAATGTCTTACGATGTATTTGTTGTCGTTAGTATTAGCCTGTACATAGTCTCCTTTTTGTACATTGTATCTATCGTACTCTGATTGGTCTGTGCATAGAACTATGTCTCTGTAGTAAACATCATCCTCTCCTACTGCATTGCTTATATCTTGCTCTGTACAGAAAACTGCTTCAGCTATACCTGTATCTTCAGAAACTCTATTGAAAAACTCTAATGAAGATGATACGACCATAAGAGAGTATCTTGAACCTTCTGTTAACTCAAATGAAGCTGATGCCTCCATGTAATTACCTACTCTACTAAATTCAGCAGGGTATATTATAGCGTCTCTTTCGTTCTTTCTTACTAATACTATTTTGCCTGATATGATGTACTCTCTTGGTGTAAATTTAATTACTTGTGCATCTGTATCTGTCCTTAGTATTATCATGTAAAATTAACTAAGTGGGTTTTACTGTTTCTACCAAAAAAAAGGCAGCCGAAGCCACCTTTAATTATTTAATAAGTAATTATACTATACCGCTCTCTGAGTTCCTGCTGTAGCAGTACCCGAAATTGAATCCAAGAAAGTTGATACAGATAGTGAAGGATCTACGAAATTAGCAAAAGAAACTTCGTTCGCTGTGAAAGACATAGTGTAGCCATTAAGGTCTCCCATTTCTCTTCCTGTTACTGCCGTACCTTCTGTTACATCTGCACCATTCTCAAGACCTACTGCCATGATACTACCTTTGTAATCTTCCACAAAGATATGAGGACTTCCGTAAGCCATTAGTTTTAATTCCTTATTGTCTTCCTTTGTAAGTTTAGTGAATGTTACACTAAGAACTTGTTCAAAGAATGTAGTTCCATTTTCTCTTGATGAAGTGATATTCTGAGTTAATTCAGAGTTCATCTTAACATCGTACTCGTAATAATCAAAAGCACCTGCTACTTCAGTAATCTCGTCATCAACAAGGGTTACGTCTCCAAGAGTACCAAAGTCTACAAAGAATATCTTCTTTATACCTCCAACTGCGTCTTTACAGGGTTTTAATCTACCTGAGCCTAATAAACATGCCATATATTATATTGTTTTATAAAAGGGGCTTTTACACCCCTCTTGTTAGTTAATTATCCTAGTTTGCGCTATTTACAACTCCGTAAGTAACAATCTCTTCAGGATATGCGTAGTTCACAGCAGCAGTCCATCTCATTCCGAATCTTACGTTTTGAGATAAATCTACATCTTCCATGTCTTTAATCTTCAACATGTTCCAGTCAGAAAGCAATCCTGTACCAAACCATAAGTTAGATACTCTTGAAGCAATCATAGTATCGTCAGGAAGTCCATTTGCAATAAACAATTTAATTCCTCTAAACACAAGGTCGTTAGCTATGAAAGTTTGGTTAGGACCTCTGTTCTCGTAACCTGCTGCACCTTGACCTGCTGTTCCAAATCCTGACAAGTAAGAAACATAAGCTCTGTGTACATTTTGAGGAATGTAGATGTATAAGTCTCCTGCTCCGTAAATAGAAGGTAAGATAGCGTCTACAATCTTTTGCAATTCAGTTGTAACGTTTCCTGCCGTAATAGCAGTTCCCGTTATCTCAGCAGAAGCAGGTAAGTCTGCATCAGCTTCTAATAGTGTCAATAGACCATCATACTCCCCTGTGTTAGTTCCATTATTTCCTTGCCATAGTATTCTTTCATTCTCTGTTGATACCTCAGCTATAACTCTTGCTGCGAAGTAAGTAGCGAATGAAGAAGGTAAAACTTTATGTGCTGAAAAACCCATTTGAGCAGTTTCCCAATCTTTAACGAAAGGAGTTTTACATAATTGCATGTTTACCTGAAACTCTTTAGGCTCTAGGTATTTCTCGTCTAAGTCAACTTGAGATGTAGCATCGAAATCACAAGAGCCTGCTTTTATAAGGTCTCCTGTTCCTATTTCTAATGTCTTTATGACTTGTTTGTAGTTGATGTTTGCGTTTATCGAAATACCTCCATTTTGGATAGTATTTGCTGATAACAATGCAGTAGAGATGTAGCCTTGAAGCTTTTCTCCTGCGTAAGTAGTTGTAATGCTAGTAGTAGTTGCCATTTATTATATTATTTAAAGTTGTTTAATTTATCCATAATGTTGTCTAGTTTGCTGTTAGGTCTGTTGTCAGATACATGAAAAGATGCTTTAGAATCAGAGTCCATTTCAGGACTGTGAACAACAGGTTCAGCAGCAGGTTGAGCAGATAGCTCTACTACTTTTTCTTGTAACTTGATTGACGCTTCTTCTTTTTTCTTGATTTCATCATCTAATATTCCTTTTAGTTCAGCTTTGAATGTGTCAAAGTCTTCTTTTGTTACGTAAACAGATTCAGCTTCTGTTACCTCTTCTTTTGAGAGTTCTGCTTCAACAGGCTCTTCAACAACCTCTTTTACTTCTTCTTTTGCTTCAATAGTTTCTTCTGAATCTTCTTGCTCAGACATCTCTACTTCCGCAACCACATCTTCTTTGATTTCTTCGGAGACTACTGCCTCTTTCTTCTCAATACCCGATAGCATTGCGAATACTTTCTCCAAGATGCCTTTTGCTTCTTTTTCTTTATCCATGAAAATATTATTTATTATTAATGTAAAATTAACTAAACCTATAAGTCCGTTGCGTTTACGACTTCAGTTAACTGTCTAACAGAGTTTTGGTTATCTACTGTTGACTGCGATTGTCCGTTTAAATCTCCTATTCCTTGTGCAAGTCTATCCTTACAACACTTTGAAGAATACCTACCATTTTTACATTGACATACTTTACTCATACTTCTTTAATTCAGTTTCTACATAATCCTTTAACTTACCTAATGCTGACATATAAACTTCTTTGTCTTTCATTAGTCTACCACTAAATAAACCCTCTATCGAGAATCCTTTTACCTTCCCTGTTTTTACATATTCATTCCATACCTCGTCATTATCAACCTTCATAGATACCATCCATGTTCCAACAGGCTGATTAAGACCAAACATTCTTGATTTGTCGTGAACTTCATCTTCTATAATCCAAGATTCAACAACTGTTTGACCTGTAAGA